CACGCAATAAGGGCTGCGGCGTACGCCCTGGACCGGCGCTTGTCTCGCTCTTCACAGTAGGGTGCAACGAAGAGGGCAAAGTGGTCAGGGCGGAGCAGCTGCGCCAGGACGAAGGTCGCGCCGTAGTTGAGCCTGATGTCAGTCCAGAGGTACGCCAGATACAGCGCTGCTGTGGCGATGAAATAGCAGGAGGGGCCAGGGCCCCAGAAGACCAGGGCAGTGGCAGGGGCGAGCGTGAGGGTGGCGATGCGCGCGACCAGATCCCAGGCGAAAGCGGTGCCGTCATAGACGCGCTGTGTTAATGTCGCGACCAGCGTTGGAAGAGAGCTGGGGACCACAAAGAGCACAGCGGCGGCCAGCAAGAGCGCGGACACAACCATAGCCGGATCCACATGGCGGTATGGGTCGCGCAGGAGGGCTGTCTGCTGGTGGGATTTCAGGGCAACGGCGTTCGCGGTAAGCATGTGGGACATGAGCGCGTTCTCATCATCGAGCGTAGCGCAGAATGCCAGGTGCTGACAGGCGAGTAGCGCCTCAGCTTTCTCAGTGCCGGTCATGTCGACGGACTTGAGCTTCTTGCGGATGCCAGCCTCCAAAATGCGCCAGGATGCCTCAGTGCGGGGCTTGCCGGCCATCATGTAGATCGCCTCGCCCAGGAGGAATTTGGGAGCGACCATGCGCTGCGTGCCTGAGCCGATTACGGCGACCAGGGGGCCCATGGACATGACAATGGCACTGGGCACGGATAGGACACCGATGCGGGCCTTGACGGGTATGTCGTGGGCGGTCGGGTCACCCACGGAATACCGGCCCCAATCGTGTGGGTCGCAGATCGCAGCCTCAAAGGGCAAGGGCCGGAGGGGCAATGGCGCGCGCCTTGCGCAGCGCTGGAAGCGCCAATGGGTGGTATAGCCAATAGTCTCACTGGCTTGCCACTCCATCGCGAGCACAGCGGTGTTTTCCCCGGATTTCACCTCGGCTTCGAAGTAGTTCAGCTGCGTAAGCCAGTCGTCCAGCTTGTGGTTGTACGGTGAGCCACCAGCGGGCTGGGAGATAACGGTGCGCGCGATGGGGTCGACGCTCCAGCGTGTCTCGCCGTCGTAATGGGCTCCGCGAATGTCGCCTGGCGACGTGTAGTCGTACGCCACGTGGATGTGGGCCCCTGATGACGTGGCGTGGACGCAGCGCAAGATGGTAAGCGCTTCTATATCGTACACGTGCACGGTCATGGAGGCACCAGCGCGGGCGAAACACTCACATGGTGCCACGTGGTCGCAGGAGTTGAGCATGGCGCGCGGGCGGCCGTAGTGCCGGATATAGTCG